AAACATTTATACAGGAGACTTGCATTTAAATAATGAGCATAAAACTGAGGGTAATATTGTAGATGGTACAAAAGGGAGCTGGACTTTACAAGAAGGTTCGGACGATATATACTTAATCAATAATAAATCTAATGAAAAATTTAGATTAAAACTAGAAAAAATTTAGGAGAAATTTATGGGTATTATTTCAAGTGGAAATACAGTAATTGATAATGGTGCAATTGATGCTAATGAAGTAAACACTACGCAAATAGCTAATGATGCTGTAACTGCAGATAAACTTGCTCACACTGCTGTTACTCCAGGATCTTACACACTTTCATCAATTACAGTAGACCAACAAGGAAGAATTACTTCAGCATCATCGGGATCTGCGGCTGCTGCTGTAATGAATGTAAACATAGTAGGCTTAGGACCAGCTTCTGGTACTTACACACAAAACACTGCTAACCAATGGATGGCTTTTGTATCTTCTGGTGGTGGAGGCGGCGGTGGTGGTGGTTACTACTATAACCGAAGTGGTGGTGTAGGTGGAAAAGGTGCATTAGGTGTGTTCAAAGGAAATTTCAACGCGCCTTCATCTTTTGCTTATGCAATTGGTGCTGGTGGAAATGCTGGCGCATCTGCATTAGGTCAGGGACAGGACAATGGTGGAGACGGGGGTGCCGGTGGTACAACTAACGTTGCAAACTTATTTTCAATTAGTGGTGGTAACGGTGGAGGAGGTTCAAGACCAGGTGCTAACGGAAATGCTGGAAACCCTGGTACTGTTAACTCAGGAACTGCTACTTATAGTACAACAGCTTACAATTCTGCTGGAGGAAACGTTTTAGGCGTTGAGATTTCAGGAGGAGGAGATGGCCCAAGTCCAGCAAATGGTCAAACCCCTAACCTCTCATATGGTAATGGTACTGCTGGTGGTAGAGGTGGTCTGATTTTTTACGACAACAGATAGGGAGTTTATTTAATATATGAAATATTTAATATTTAGAGATAAAAATTTTATTACAATGACTGCACACGAATCTGTCAAAGATAAAGTATTAGAAATGGAATATAATTCATGGGCTTTACCAGTGACAGATCAACAGTATAGAGATTTCGGAGAAGGTAATTTATGGGAATTAAATGCAGATAATACTGCTATAACAATTACTGTAGAACATCAAAATCCAGGAACTGTAAGAGTTTCAGATCCAACAGAAGCACAACAAATGTTTAAAAATCACATTAATTTTTTAAAAAATAATTGTGAAATGTATCGAGAAAGTAATCCAGGTTTAATACCTTTAGTTTCTTTTTTAGATACTGTTAATACAAACATTGTAACTTCTATTTCTAGCACAACTAATCTTTCGCATATTATTTATAATTTACCTAATTGTCCTCAAGTTTATAGATTTGAAACTTATTCGGTTGACTTTTTAAAGTAGTATTTATAAAAGCTTTATTGTAATGCTTTTAGAAAAATATATTCGAATTTACGATAACTGCTTACCAGTAGAAAACATTAGTACCTTAATCCAATGGATAAATAAAAAAGGTATTGAAAATAAAGGTCTTGTAGGAAATTCTAAATTAAAAGAAGATATAAGAAAAGTAAAACTGTTTAGTTTTTATGATTGGAATGATGCAGACAAAACTAAAATTCATTGGTGTAATTATTTATATTATACTTTTTATAAGTGTTTAATGGAATATTCAAAAACAATTTTTCCCTACAAAGATAAATTAGCAAGGAGATTAACTCAAATTGATTTATTAAAGTATGAAGAGGGTGGTTTTTATGTACCTCACATAGATCATTATGATGATTCCCCTAGAACACTTTCTTTTATTTTAATTCTTAATAACGATTATGAGGGAGGTGAGTTAGATTTTCATAACCCAACTACTGGACAACCTTATAAAAAAATTAAAGCAAATCCAGGCAGTATAGTTGTGTGGCCAAGTAATTTTTTATATACACATAGTGTAAATCCGGTAACGAAAGGAACAAGGTATTCAGTTGTAGCATGGGCGTTATAAGAAAAGATTTTAAATATAAATTAGTTAACAATTTTCTTACTCCAGAAGAATTAAAAATTGGAAGTTATTATTATCATTTAGAACATAAAAAAAACCTAACATTGTTTGATACCTCCCAAAACAATAATGGAGATTCATATTTCTATGGCGATAGTTTTACAGAAACTTTTATGATGACAAAATTAAAAAAAATGGAAGAAGAAACTGGATTAGAACTTTTGCCAACATATGGCTTTACCAGATTTTATACTTTTAATGCTGACTTAAAAAAACATACTGATAGACCTTCTTGTGAAATATCCGTTACGGTTATGTGGGATAGTGATGGAACTACGTGGCCTATTTATATGGACGGTACTCCTGTAGAAATGCAAAAAGGAGATGCAGTAATTTATCTCGGAACTGAAATAGAGCATTGGAGAGAAAACTTTGAAGGAGATTTTCATCTACAATCTTTTTTACATTACGTAGATAAAAATGGGCCTTATTCAGAATATGAATGGGATAAAAAAAACATTAGAGAAAATGCAAAAATATTATGAACGAAAAAAAACATGAAATAAAAGATTGGATTGGAAGTTTTGATAATTATATTGATCCTAAACTTTGTGATATTGTAATAGACTATTTTGAAAAAAGTAAAGATACAGTTGCTTTCAGCAGACAATCTGCTGAGAACGCCACAATGAGAGAAAAAAATGATTTATCTATGGGTATATCAAAACGTAATAATTGGTTTCCTGAAATGGCGCAATTATGTTTAGCAGTTCAAGATGCTCTAAAAGTTTATGAAGAAAATACTAATGTCATAAGATTTTGTGAATTAAAAGAAATACATTTTACAGATTTAAAAATACAAAAAACTATCCCAACAGGAGGATACCATATTTGGCATGTTGAAAAAGATTATGTAAATAGTCCTTGTAGTAGAGTTTTAGTGTTTACTATATATTTGAATGATATTGATGATGGTGGAGAAACTGAATTTTTATTAATGAAACAAAGAGTAAAGCCAGTAAAAGGTAGGATATGTATTTTTCCTGCTTATTTTCCTTTTGTTCATAGAGGTAATCCTCCACTTAAAGAAGATAAATACATTGTAACTTCTTGGTTAGTAAGTAGTATTTAATATGCATATAATTTATAAAAAAGAACACGTTGAATTAACATTTAGCTGGAAAGAAATTTTTAGAATTATTTTTAAAAAACATATTAAGATTAATAAAAAGTCTGTTTATACATTATCAACTGTTTTTGCTATGATTATTAATGAAATGACCGAACAATATGGTGATGCTAAAGAACACGGTGTTGTTGACTTACCTGAAGAAAATGACCGAATAGATTTATAAATCCTAATATGGTATAATTTCACATGCCCTTAACAAACGTACAAATTAGACCAGGTTTTAACAAACAAGTTACAGAAACAGGTGCCGAAGGGCAATGGACGGATGGGGACTTCGTTAGATTTAGATATGGACTACCTGAAAAAATAGGTGGTTGGGAACAGATAACAGGATCTACTTTAGTTGGTGCTGTTAGAGAACAGCTTGTTTGGGCTGACTTAGATGGTAGAAGATATGTGGCTTTAGGGACTAACAAAGGTTTGTTTATTTATTACGAAGGCGCGTTTTATGATATCACTCCTCTTGATACAGCACTTACAGGTGCAACATTCGATACTACAGACACATCAGCAACGGTCACCGTAAACTATGCGGGACATAATTTAATTGCTGGAGATTTATTTACATTTACCTCTGTAACACCACCTGTTGGTGCAGGGTATGTGGCTGCTGATTTTGAAACAAATACTTTTCAAGTAGTAACAGCGCCCGATGCAAACACTTTTACAATCACAATGGCTGCTGCTGCAACTGCAACAACATCTGCAAGTGGCTCTGCTACTATAAATCCTTACATTAATGTAGGTCCTTTAACTCAAACTTATGGTTATGGTTGGGGTACAGATACGTGGGGCGCAGGTGGTTGGGGCGAGGCATCAAGCACTTCTACAGTTGTATTAGATCCTGGATCTTGGTCTTTAGATCATTTTGGTCAAATACTTATTGCGACTGTTAAAAATGGTAAAACATTTCAATGGAGTCCTATTAATTCCGATGCTAATGCATTAATCACAAGAGCAACTATTGTAAGTGGTGCACCTACACGATCAGTAATGTCTATTGTGTCTGAAAGAGATAGACATTTAATTGTACTTGGAACTGAAACTATAATTGGTGATCCAGCTAAACAAGATAAAATGTTTATAAGATTTTCTGATCAAGAAGATATTTCAGATTACACACCAACATCAATTAATACTGCAGGTACTTTTAGACTAGACTCCGGTGTTAAGATAATAGGTGCAGCAA